GCATTCCCTTTAATAAGTGATGAAGGATATATTATTAATGCAGGTTTAAATAAACGCGAATATTTTTCAATAATGGCATTACAATCGTTATTGAAAGATCGTAATATAAGACCTATTGAAGATTACTCAATGTTTGCCGTAAAACTTGCAGACGCTTTAATTGAAGAACTAAGCAAAACAAAGACAAATGAACCAAATTAACTTGTATAATTTAGAAAATAAAAAACAACTTGTTATCCAACTAAGCATCATTCCAAGAATAGGAGATTTGATAGATTTACTTGATGAACCAGAATTTACAAGTGGTGATGAGTATTTAGTTGTAGAAAGAGTAATTCTTTATAAAAACAATCACACTGCAAGAGTTGTGGTAAGTAAAGTTAAAAACAAAGACAAATGAAAAAAAATAGTGAAATGATAGACGGCATTAGCGTTGCTACATGGAAGGAAATTGAAAAAATTTCTAAATTGTATCCGAAACCTATAAAACATGCTCAAGGTACGCAAGCTAAAATATTCATTTTGAAATTTTACATGGAACCATTATTGAAAGACGAAAGACCTCCGATGGATTTCATGGAACCAGGAAGAATGATAACGATAGCGTACAAAATTTATAAGGAATCAATGGGTGATGCTACAAAAGATTTGTCGTTAACTTTATTAAAGAAATTTATAAACTAGGTTAATTTTGCAATTTGTTAATTAGTGGTAAATAAGAGGGGTAGACAAATGTCTATCCCTTTCCATTTAAAACATTATCACTCCCATTGATTCAGCATAATCAATAACCGCTCTAGCGTGACACCTTGCTATTGCGTTTTGGAATGATGGGTCAAACATCATTTTAGCATCTTGAAAATTTGTAAAGAAACCGTTTTCAGATAATACCGAAGGCATTAAAGTTTTGGTTAAAACGTAAAACCTTTCTTCTTTATCGTGATCCCCGTCGGTAGTATCAGAACGAAAAACCCAATTAGGATAGGATTTTTGTACTTCTTTGTATAGAAATTCTGCGTAAACATCCGATTCAGTTTGTCCTGGAAATGTGAACACCTCAAATCCCCTAGCACTTTTATTTTCGGCTGCGTTTCCGTGAATGCTTAAATATAAAGAACGACTATAATTTTTAGCTGCAAAATTAGCTTTCTGTACTCTTTTGCTTAATGGCGTATCTATAATTTCATCATAAACTTTCATTGTGGTCATTCCCCAATCATTCAAATATTGTTCAATGAGATTGGTGACGGCTCTGTTAAAAACCCCTTCAAAAAACCATCCATAAGAATGAAATTTACCATTATTGTGTTGGCTACATTTTGATGGGAAGGTTGTATATCCATTTGGTAATTTTACTTTAGGATTGATGCCACCATGCCCCGCATCCAGAAATATACAAAATTCTTTTTTGTCCATAATTTTAATTTTTAAGGGGAATAGAAATCAATCTACTCCCCTCGGCTGCCTAAGGTAGCGAATCCTGCTGCGCCTATAACTTGAATCCGATTAATGCGAAAGCCGCACTAATTAATGATAACTTTGCAGGCAATTTCACCTCAATCTCCTTCCCAGCGCACTCCTTCGATGTTTCCTTAATCTTGTCCCAAATGATTTGAGCCAGTTGAATGTAATTTTTCCACGTGAACTTAATTTTATTTCCTTCCATGTAAATGTTTATCTCACCTGCCAACTGGGCAAAATTAAGAGAATAACAAGCCACGTCACCAAGTGGCGATTTTACTGTGTCGGCTGACTTTAAAGCCTCTTTAAGATTAGTATTCATTTTATTTATTTTAACGATTAAAAAATCTTGTAATTAAAACTCCCAAATTTACACCAGTGATCCGCTTAATATTTTCCGAAATAGAATAAAGCTCCACCGTCGCAATTAAAAACGCTGCCATGTACGTTATATTTGGAAGGCTAAACGTATTCCTTGCACCCTCGAATATTAGGATAGCACAAAAATACACCACTATTTTTTCTATTGTGCGATAAAGTCCACGGCTGTTTATCTTTTGCCCTTCTTTTTTTGCAGCGAGAATTCCCGTTGCCATATCTGTAAAAACTACAAAAATTGTAAATATCAAAAATCCTTTTATAGGAATGAAGAATGAAAATATCCATCCGCAACAAATGGCATACGTTATTTTTTCCCATCCAAGGTGCAAAAGGTTGATTAAGGTTGCTTTCATTATTCAATTTTTATTAGCCTAACATCACCGTCAACGGTTGCAAATTTGCCATCAGCAAACTTGTATAAGTCGTATTTGATAGAGTTAAAGATAAAGGATATTTGATTGGTGAATGTAGATAAAAGTAAGTTGGTTGAAATAGAATAAACTTTGCCATTATCAGGATTGAAAATTAAACGCTTATTTAGATTTAACTCAATCACCCCATCAATAATTTCACCGTTAAAATTTAACTTCCAATTTCCCAAAAACTTTGCCGTATCTCTTTGTGCCGTTGTAAAATACACAGGCTTTCCGCTTATTTGAACGTGCAAATCGTTTTCTAATTTAATTTGTCTATCAACCTTACCTCTTAAAATATATCCTCTTGCAATTTCTGCTATTTTATCAGAAAATCTAATAGCATCGTAAGTAATAGTATTTATTGCATTTATACTATCCCCTAAATTTTGGACATTTTCAATTACGCTATTATCAGAATACTTTACTTGCGAAACTTGATAATAGGTACTTTCAATTTTTCTGATAAATATAGTATCAGACACGACTTGTTGCCCAAAGGAAAACAAGGGAAGGAATAAAAATAGGTATCTCATTTTATTTATTTTCAAGGTTTAAAATTCTTTGTTTTAGTTCATCTATTAATGATTGTTGTTCCTTTAATGCTTTTACAATTATTGGAATTAAAACACCGTAAGATGCTTCTAATTTATCGGGATTAATATCATACACAAGATTAGGTATATTTATTTGAGAATCAATTTGGGCTTGTTGTAATTCTTGGGCAATAAATCCTATTTCGCTAATTCCAATTTTACCTCCATCTCTCATGTCCCAATCAAATGATACTGGATTTAATTTTTTGATAAAATCAATACCATAATTTAAAGGTATAATATTTGTTTTGTCTCTAATGTCTGATAAAGATGTAATTGTTGTTACTTGAGCGCGAATAGTTGCAATAGAACTATTTCCTAATGTAATAACATTTGATGCCGTAGCACTTGCGCCAACAGCTGCATTTCCAATAAATGCGTTATTTGTGCCAGTAGTATTATTGTTTTCGCTATTTGCCCATCCAGCTCTATATCCAATGGCTGTGTTAAAATCTCCAGTAGTTTGTCTATAAAGCGCAGCATGTCCAACAGCAGTGTTACCATCCCCGCTTGTACTTGCCTCCATTGCTGCTCTTCCCAAAGCAACTGTTTCGTAACCACTTGCATAGTTAAGTAAAGCAGTAGCACCAATAGCTAATATAGAACCACCAATTGTCATTTTTGAACCTGCAAAGCTGCCTATAAGCATATTTCTTTCTCCAGTAGTTATACTTTTACCAGCTTCAAAGCCAATAGCCACATTTTCACCAGCACCTGTGTTGTTTTGCAAAGTATTTGTACCAATAGCTACATTATTATTTGCTGTTCCTAAACCAGAATTAATACCAAATTTTATAGAATTATTATTACCTCTTGTTTTACCAATAACAACATTTCCTAAAAATATAGAATCTTTAAAACTACCCGTTCCATTTACATCAAGCGTATAACTTGGACTTGCAGTCCCAATTCCTAACCTTTGAGTAGTTCCGTTATAAGCAAAGAATGTGTCGGTTGTTAATGAACCCGATGAAGATACAAAAGGTATTCTATTTGGGGAGCCAAAATTACTAGCACCTGTACCTCCGTTGCCTGCGCCTAGCACACCCATAACACCTGGGGTAATATTTGCGCTGCCGTCAAAATTAGCACCATAAGCCGATGCAAGATTTGTTCTTATATTTCTTGCCGTTGTTAAAGTCGCTGCGCTGCCTGTTGTGTTTTGGTTTAGCGTTGGAACATCGGCTGCTTGAATTATACCATTCCTTCCTGCCCGATAATAAGGTAATAGCATTGTTGCCGTGTCAAGCGTTGAACCACCACCTCCTCCTGCCAATGCCCAATATGTCGTTGTTATGTTGTAATGGTAAAATTTACTATCAATTGTATCAAGAATGATGTACGCACTTGTATCGCTGAACGGCGTAATGATATTCGTATCATTTGCCACGCCTCGAAAAACCAGCCCGTCCGCAGTCGTTTGTTCTCCGAGTGTTATTTTTTGGTTTCCATTCCCTTGATATTGCGCCAAGGCAAGACAAGGGAAAAGGAGAAGGAAAAGGAGTTGTTTCATGTTTATGTTTTTAATGATTAAACGTCACTTCTTTGCATGATTATCCAATTTGTACCATCACTAACAAGTGTAACTGCTCTATGAGTAGATGCAGTTAATATTCCTGTTGACGTGCTACCTGTTGGGGGTGTTTGAAAAGGAATAATATTTGATGAAGCTGATTGCAAGCTCCCTCCACCGCTTTGTCTAATATATATTTCTTTACCAGGATAAAGAGCTGCATTTGGAAGGGTTATTGTTGTTAAAACATTTGTATTTATATCCTGCCATGTAGTATTTGCACTTATTGTAAATGATGAACTTGTGGAATATGCATAATTTCGCTCCAACCAATTAGTTTTTACTCTACCTCCAAAAGTACCTGTAGAACCTACGTTTAAAATACCGTCAACTTGCATATTGCCATTAGTAGTCAAATTAGCATTAAAAGTTTTAGCACCTCCAAATTGTTGTGCAACAGTTGTAACTACGCCAGAACTTGATGTACCATTTGCAGCATTAATTTGTATTAACGGTGTAGTAGTTGGATTAGTTATTGTTAATGGTGATGTAACTGAAATATTAGTTACCGTTCCGCTACCACCAGAATATTGAGGTATGTTTAAAGTAGCTCCTGTTAATGTAGCTGCTCCACTTGTTCCAGTTGTTGTTAATGTAATGGCATTTTGTTTATTATTAAATGTAGTCCAATCCGTAGATGATAAAAAGCCATTTACACTGCCACTTGATTGAGAAATAGAAATTGTCCTGTTTGCAGTTAAATCACCTCCACCGCTTAAAGGTGAAGATGTAGATATTGTAGTAGCTGAACTCGGAACCCCTATTGCCGTTCTCGTATCAGATGCATTTAAAAGTGTAATAGTATTGTTAGAATTTACTTTAATAAATTTATCGGATACGCTATTGGTAAGACTAAACAAAGATTTACCCACTGCCGATGCTCCAAAATTAGTCAATGCACCGTCCGCTGTGGTTGCACCTGTGCCACCGTTTGCCAATGGAAGAGCCGTACCGCTATAAGTTAGGGCTAAAGTACCACTTGTTGTAACAGGTGAACCGCTTACGCTAAATATTGAAGGTGCCGTTAATGCTACGTTTGTAACTGTTCCAGAACCGCCACCTCCTCCTGTGTATTGAGGAATGTTTAAAGTTGAACCTATCAATGTAGCAGCTCCACTTGTGCCTGTTGTGGTGAGCGTTATATTATTTTGTTTCGCTGCAAATCTTGATGTGAGGTTTAATTGTGTTGTGTCCGCATCTCTAAAATATGGATTTAACATATTTGTAGTATCAGAAATATTTAGTTTTAAATTAATTCGTGAATTATAATTTGAAAGCATTGCAGCCGTATCAGAAATATTTAATTTATTATTTATACGCGTGTTATAATTTGAAAGCATTGCAGCCGTATCAGAAATATTTAATTT